TAACGTATTCGCGCTACATCCAAAGCGTGTTATGAAACAAGGGGTTAGCGAATTCCTAACCCCTTTTTTATTGGTGGTGGCGGCAAATTGGCGGCAGAGGTTGGAGCGATGGCGACAGATATAAAAAAACCTGCCGAAGCAGGTTCAAAGCCAAAGTTGCTGTTGTTGGTTTCTGATGGGGTGTGGCGGAGCAGGATCAACAGTACCCGGTTTCACAATGAATCTTGATAGCGTCTCAAAAGTGATAAATGTACATCCGCAATTTATGTTCTGGCACTGGTGATAACGTTCTTTTGTTTCGGTGCTAAGGTACCGGCTAGTGCGAGCATGTGCGGCGTTTTGGCATAACGGGCAGTGCATCATAATTATTTCCCCTGCTGGCGTATCTGAGGGAATAATAAACTTCAAAATTGCATTTGCAAGTTTTGGTTTGCTTTTTCACTCCTCATTTTCTTCTGAGCTGTACTCCACATCGGAGAGTTTAACCTCAAGCTCTAAGCCCGTCGTGAAACCGTTATTATTGAGGTTGTGGGTCACCTTGCTGATTAACCATGCCTGCTCGTCTATGACGCGCTTAAAGCCTGACACGCGTACAGGCGTCTCAGGAAATAAATCCGCTCGCCCTAGCGCCAGTGTGATTGAAAACTCCGCAACGCCTCGCTGCAGTTTATCCCACTTAGCCTGAGCGGCGCGCATCGCCTGTGCCTTTGAGGCATAGACCGTCGTCAGCGCCAGCACGTTATCGGCTTCACCGGCCATGTACTCACCCTCACGTGCTTCCTGTTCTTTTTTGACCTTTGTCTTTTTGCTGACCGGCTTTGCTTTTGGGTGTTCCAGTGCGCGCAGGTGCTTCTCTTTTGGCTTGCGTTTCAGCGTTACTTTCTGCTTTTGTGGCTTCGGGTCTTTGGTGTGCAACCATTTAGCAGTGACGCCGGTATAAGCCCCACGGTCGGCAATGGCAAACTGATGACGGTCACCATCACTGCGGGTCAGCGTCATTTGCGGGACGGGTTTGCCGCTGGCCGTCATCGCACTACCGGCTTTCAGAAACAACAGTTTCCCTGCCTTCACCGATACCGTTGCCCCGTTGCGGTCAGCCAGTCGACTCAAAAATACCGCGTCGGATTCCTGCGACTGGTCGATATGCGGTACCGGGATTTTTTTCAGCGATTCCGCAATGCTGGCCGTCAGTTTGTTGCGCTTTGCGATGGTACTGACCAGTTCGCCGATGGTGGTGTCGTGCCATGACTCTTCACGCCTGGAATTTAGCGTGCCGCGAAAGTCCGCGCTGCGCGCCCGGATGGTCAGGGTATCAGGAGCCCCCCGGTGCTCAATCTCATCGACCGTAAAATCCCCCTTATTCAGCAGCGCCGAACCCTGCCAGCCAAGCCACAACGTCAGCACTGCCCCGCGCAGGGGTAACTCGACTTTCCCATCGGTGTCATCGAGCTCAATGTCGAGCTGGTCAGCTTCAAAGCCCCTATTGTCCGTCATGGTGAGAGAAATCAGCCGGTCGCTGAAGTTGCTGGTAATGTCCTGACTGTTCAGCGTCAGCATAAAAGCCGGTGCAAGGCTAGCACCGGCGTCAATTGCCATCCCCGTTATCATGCAGTGAAACCTCCGGGCATACCCTGCAGTTTATCTGTCAAATTACCGGCAGAGCCGAGAAGCTCACTGGCCTGTTTATTCAGGTCACCAAACATCTCTGTCAGCGATTCATCAACCCGTTTTAGCGAAAGCGTGAAATCAATCTTTCTGGCCGCACCATCACTGAAAAACTCGGTGCGTGTAGTCGATACTTTATCGACGATATACATCCCGAGGATATTTCCGGTTCCCTCTATCAACGGCCACGCTCTGCCTTCATTGGCCATCACCTCTACAGCCTTAAGTGAGATCCAACCGCCAGTGATAGCGGGGTATAGCGTACCAGCAAGCTGTATAGAATTTTCTCCCTCGCCAAGAAACTGATAGGCAGGTGGTTTACCCACCCGGTCATTGGACACCCAGCGATAATCTTTCGAATGCTGCATCGACTGGTAAGGCAGGGTGCGAAGTTCAAACACAAACATTCCGAGAGCAAGCATCATCGTTTAATCTCCCTCAATAGTCGTGGGTCATGTTGGCACGCTGGCGGGCGCGTTTATCGCGCTCAATCTGTTCGAGCGTGTCGCGTAGTTGTCTGTCAAGCTGATGCCCCGGCGCAACACCTCCCGGCAGATTGATGTTGTATTCGCTTTTGCTCTGGTCAATGTAAGAGCGCCCCGCCGGTGCGGTAACTGGCTGATAAGCCTGATAGCCGCCATATGTGCTGGTTGCCGGGATGTAGGAATTACCCTGTGTGGCGGCATTGGTTTTGGCGGCGGTCTGGTCGAGGCTGTCCGACTCTTTGTTGATGATGCCGAGCTTTTCGAGAAGCCAGTCGACACCGCTGCGCAGCTTGTTAAAAACATTGAGCGGAGCCATCAAGGCAGAGGCCAGTGCCTGACCAAATATGACGCCGACATTTTTGCAGCTATCAAGCGTTTCCTGCGTGGCCTTAACCGGTGCTATCAGGTCTTTAAACCACTGCCAGACGCCGCGCAGTTTCTCGCCGAGACCATCAAAAATGGGAGCCAGTGGAGCGAACATTTCCCCGACTGGGGCAAAGGCACTCATGATGCCCTCAATCACTCCCGAGAAAAATGCGCTGATGGGCTCCCAATATTTACGGATGAGTAGCGCCCCCGCCACAATCGCCGCACCGACGGCCACTATCGGCCAGGTAATCGCACCGAGCGCTGTCGCAATGGCACTACCGACGACAGTAAAGACCGTACCCAGCACGCCAGCAGCGGCGATAATGGCATTAATCCCCATGACAACCGGCCACGCAACGAGACCAATGCCGCCGATGATACCAATCAGCGCCAGCGCACCACCGGCGATGATGCCGATAGTTTCCGCTAACTCCTTGTTGTCTTTGATCCAGTCATCAAGCTTTAGCACATACCGTGTTGCTGTCTGAGTTAGCTGACGCAATGAGCTATCTTGCTGGTCGTAGAGGTCGGTACCGACGGCCTCATAAGCGGATTGAAACTCTTTGAAGTCGCCACCTAAGTTATCCTGCATGACCTTAACCAATTCCTCGGTTTTACCGTCAGAATCCTTAATTATCTTGGTCAGTTCATCCAGTTTTCCACTGGCCGCTGCGGCCATTAACACACTTGCAGCGGAACTGGCTTCCTCGCCGAATATCGTTTTCATATACTCGGCTTTTTGACCTGTACCGAGGTTGTTGCGCTTAAAGCTGGCTTGTATTTCTTTCAGGATGGTAAAGATTGGCCGTGTATTGCCTTTTTTATCCATCGTCTTAACGCCAAGCTCTTTAATGGCATCATAGGCTTTGCCAGTTGGAGCCTGCAGTCGACTTAAAACAGCTCGGCTACCAGTTCCTGCCATCGAACCTATGATTTTTGCATCGTGTAGCGCACCCAGCATCGCGGCGGTTTCTTCTAGGCTGACACCGGCATCTTTGGCAACTGGACCAACATATGTAAGTGAGTCGTTTAATCCCTCAAATGATGCCTGTGTTTTATTTATCGCCATCGATATGACATCTGCTATATGCGATGCCTTGTCATCTGCGAGCCCGAATGCCGATTTGGTGCCAATAAGCAAAGCGGCGTTTTCCTCCATAGTTTTTTTATTTGCCAGCGACATATTCAGAATGGCCGGTGTTTGCGCCACTATGCCGTCTTTATCTGCGCCAGATTTGGCTACAATAATCTGCGCGGCGGCGGCATCATCTGCTGAGGCCGCTGAGTTATCGCCGAGCTGACGCGCCTGTTTGCGTAGAGCCTGCATTTCTGGAGACTGCTTATCGACCCCAAGCACGGCCTGCAGCTCGGAGTTTTTTTGCGCAAAGTCATAACCGGGCATCAGCAATTTAACCCCGGCCATCGTTCCCGCTGTCGCAATACCGACCCCGGCAGCACCTGCAGCGGCCATGTTACCGGCAAGCTCCTTACCCGATTTATATCGCTCTTTCACTCGGTTTAGGTGCGCCTGCTGTGCGCTGACCTTCGCCAATGCTTCACGCTGCCGGTTGAGCTGCGCCGTCGTCTCGCTGATGCGTGTTTTAAGCCCCCGCTCATCGTTTGCCAGATTGCGGGTATTGATACCGGCGGCACCCAGCTCGCGTTGCTGGCGTTTAACCGACTCGGTGAGGCTGTTGTATTTAATCTGCAGCCCCTCGGCGGCACGTTTTGCGGATTCGAGCACCTGTGCCTGCGCTCGCGTCGGGCGCTCAGTATTTTTGAATTGCGTGGCAAGCGCTTCAGCCTCGCGCTTTGCCTTCTCCAGCGACTGGCCGGTTACGGCCAGTTGAGCGCTGGTTTTGCGAAAACCGTCAATTTTCGCGGCCTGCCCGTTCAGGTCACGCAGCCCTTTTTGTGTGTCGCGAATATCGCCCGACAGGGTTTTACTCGCGGTCTGGATGGATTTAAGCGGTCGGGTCGCCTGGTCGACCGCTTTCAGCAAAACCTCAAGTCTCAGGTTATTACTCATTGTGGTGTCCGCTACGCTGCAGCGCCTTTTCGCGCCATGTGATGAGCTCGGTCAGGCTCAGGGAATAGAGCTCTGATAGCGGCCAGTGGAATATCACCGCGATATCCGCCATCAGGTCATCGGTCGACAGGTCGGGCGGGAAATCTACTCCGCCGAAGCCGGTGACAAAAAACCAATCACCTTAGCGGCCAGCGACAGCATATCGGGCAGGTTCATTGCGGTAAGCTCCTGCGCCGTAAGCGCGGGGTAGGTCATGCGTGGCAATACCTTAATCAGCGCATCGACTTCGGACTGCGCCACCGCTGCCAGACTGACACCGCGCAGGGTACCGGCGTTCGGCTCAATCAGTGTGACTTTATCTATCGTCTGACCGGCGCGCTTAATCGGCTTGTCGAGGGTCACGACGTTCGGGTTTACGGTGTCAATTTCATTGCCAGCCATATCAACAAATTCAGCGGTTTTACGTGGTGCTTTTGCCATGATGTTTTTCTCTGCTCTGAATGGGGATTAATAACCGGCCAGCAGTGCTGACCGGTCAGGGAATTACAGCCCGATTGCGCGGCGGTGCTGTTCCAGACGGTCGACGCCGTTCACCTTCTCAACCATGTTGACGGTATCGATTTCGATGACGTCGCTACCATCAATCGTGAGGCGGTAATAGGTGCATACGGTCGACAGTTTGGTCGAGGTGTTTTCACCCTGCTTATTCTCGCCGCCGTCGATTTCTTTATGACGGCCACGCATGACCACCTCGACCGCCACGATTTCGCCAGTGTCGTCACGTTGGTAAGAGCCAGCAAAACGCAACGGCACAGCGTCAGCACCCGGCGCGGCGTACTGCGCCCACAGCGCCACATCAGGCAGGCCACCGACAGACCACTCGACGGTTACCGTCGTTAATCTCAAGCACCTGCACGCCGTGGTGAAAATCACTCATCCGGTTAACTCCGTGGTTAGTGGGCGAGTGTTATTGTCCTGGCTGGTCTGGTGAGGGGCTATTTGTCGGCGATGGGTAGCGGATGGCACATAAACAAATTACAAAAAAGACGGGCATCAGCCCGCCTCGCATTACTCCGGTTTAACCGGCCACTCGATATCCGGTGCCGTGGAGGTATCGACCGCGTTCAGCGCCTGAATGTATTTCATCCACGCAATCAGGCTGTCCTTGTCATCGTCGCTGATGATGCCGAGCTGCAGCTCAGTCTGCCACAGGCTGATTGTGCTTTGGGCTTCGGCCAGCAATGAGGCTTTTTTCTGTTCTGCTGCTGCAATCTGACCGCTTTTCTGCGCATCCGCATTCGTAACCCATTCGCTACCGTTCCAGCGGTCATAAGGCGTCAGTGGTTCGATGATGGTCACATTATCAGGATAATCACCGAGCCCGGTTATCTCGACAGGCTTGCCGGTTTCCGTGTCATATACAGTTTCTCCCCGGTGGTCGATAACATAAACCCACCCATCAAGACTGACCGAGCGGCAAATGGCAAAACCGTCTTTCTCAGCTACCGGTGCATCGATACAGGAGTTGGCTGGAATCCCCACGCCCACCGCCAAAAACTCGGTGGAAGTCGACAAAAACTCTCGCGTTTCCCCGTCGTAGTTAAAGACCGTCACATCGCCAGCTTTTGTGGCAATACCACTTTTATTCAATGTTGCTTTCGCCATTATGCCGCCCTCACGATGTAATTAAATGCGATGTTGCGTGGTCGGGTTTCAGTTCCGCCTATAATATTGGTACTCAACCCGGTCGCGGTTCGCTTATTGTTTTTGTTACCTTCTGCAAGACAGTTGTAATCATCATTGCCGATTAGAGTGCCGTTGGCATCAATATCAAGCGGTGCCAGCGAGCTCGTCGCTGAGCTTAACGTCAGCATTTCATCCGAGCTTGGCAGACTTGTCAGAGGTACCTCGTTACGTGATACTCCTGCATAAAAATAGGACTCATGCCGATGAGCTTTGAAGTCATCTACTTGGGCACTGAGCAATACTCGACCGCTGTCAATACCTCGCCCGTCATCCCAGCCACGCAAAAACTCACCGCGTAAATCAGGCAGATTGCCAGAAGGATAAGCGACGGCCAGCTTTGGATATTTCGCCTTATCGAACGCTGCACCGTTGCATTTTAACCACCCCTCCGGCGGTGTTGCCTGCGGCCACGGCAGCGGAAAACCAACCGGAATATATTTATCAATATCCGCTGTTTTGAGGTACTGAGCGTGCGGGTCAGCAGCGGCAAGGTGTGCAGCCATCAGGCTATCGGCATAAGCTTTTACCTCGATAACCTTATCGTCGACATACTGGCGCGTTGCCAGCACGACCGACGGGTCGATTTTCAGGGTAATAGCCGACGTGCTCGACACAATCAGAATCATGCGAATGGTCTGCGTGCGGCCGCTTCCCTCCTGCAGTTGCGGCTTGTAGGTTTCCGGGCAGTTCGCCACGGCAATAAGCACACCGGCATCATCATAGAGACCAATCTCGCGGATCCAGAAACCACCCTCATTCTCGGGAATAATTTGTTCCGCGATAATCTGGCTGGTATTGGCCGGGTCAACGGTCAGCAGGTTCAGCGGCGCGATGCGCTTCTGGTTAATGAGCTTCGTCTGCGCCGGGTCAGGGGTCGGCAACGTACCATTCGCATCACCGACGGCCATCTGCGTCAGGTTGAGTTTGGTACCGAGTGCCGCCGCGTTCGCCAGCCGCGCCGCGCCCTGATTGGTCAGAATGGCAAAATATTTTGCGGTCATGCGTTCACTCTCAGGTTATCAATCAAATGGATGGCCGAGGCCGGGTAATATTCACCGCCGACGACAATTTCCTCAGGGGTGTAGGGGTAAACGGTCAGCGCGTCGCCGTCGTAACATCCCGCGCCGACATACAGCTCGCCGGTCGCACTCAGGCTGATAGCCAGCCCTGTCAAATGACGGCTTGCCGGTTTGGCGTCTTCAATCAGGCGCTCAAGCTCCTGATACATTTCGTCAGTGATGCCGCTATCGAGCACGCCGACAACGAGGCGGAATGTGCCAGGCTCCTCGTCGAGCTGCCACCACTCGCGCACCTCAATCAGAAAACCGAGCGGCTCAACCACCCGACGCAATGCGCTGATGGTGCCTTTGTGCTGATGGACGAAAAACGAAGACGCGCAGACGCTGCGCTTTGTCGCCTCCGGCCACTTCTCATCCCACCGGTCGACCGACAGCGCCCACGCCAGATACGGCAGCAGGTTTACCGGGCAGGTACGCCAGTTCCACAGGGTGCGCAACGGTACCGGCACGCGCTGAATCTCAGAAAGTGCAGCAGCGGCGGCAACTTCCAGCGGCGACGAGCCAGCGGGTAACAGCCTGTCACTCATCCGATCCCCCGATAGTTATCTGGTACTCGGTGCAGTTCGACGCCTGCGACTTACTCAGCACAATGTCGGCCTGCGGTGATGCCAGCTCGACACGCTGTACCCCCTCAACATGCAGCGCCGCGTAAATGGCTGACAGTCGAATATCACGCCCGAGACGGTGCTGCGCACTGATGTAGCTCTTCAGCTTCTGCTCTGATGCCTGCCTGATGGGCTCAGACTCCGGGCCGGGGTAAACGTAGAGCGTTGCGTCAATCTGGTAGGGCACAATCTCGGCTGACTGGACGGTAACCCGGTCAGCCACCGGGCGCACATCTTCGGCGTTCAGCGCTTTATCAACAATCGCCAGTAGTTCAGGGCTGGCAGTGCCGTCACCCTCGCGCGATAGCACGGTAATCGTCACGCAGGCTGGCGACGGACTTGCGACCGAGACGTCAGCGACCCGCCCGTCGGCGCTGCGACCGTGATACTCATATGCGCCGACCGGACCCGCCACGCTCAACCCCTCAAACGCCTGTTGCGTGCGCAGTCGCAGGTCAGTATCAGATTCCATAACGGCAGGTGTCGGCGGGATGGTGGTGTCATCCGCCGGGGTGATGGTCAGGCGTTCGGTATTGTTGTTCCCTGCCACGACGTCGAGGTCGTTACCGGCGGAGTAGGCCAGCGTCACTGCCTGCGCTGCTTCGTTCACCCGCTGACGCCAGATAACTTCACGGTAGGCGTTTTCCTGCAGCAGCTTAACAATCGGCTCTGACTCAAGTGTGAGCGTCCGGGCAATGGCCTCCTGTTGGTCTTCGGGATAGAGCGAAATCAGCGTCGCAATGCGTTCCGCAAGGATAGTTTCATAGTCCAGTTCCTCAACCACATCGGGAACGGGTAACTGACTCAGGTCAACGGTTGCCATAGTGATTTAACTCAGTGAAACAGTGGTTGAAACTGACGCACCGGTATCGGTACGCATCCCGGTAATATCGACATACATTTCGCCAGCGTCGCCGGTCTCAAAGTTGATGGCGGTAAGCCTGATGCGCGGCTCCCACTTCTGGATACCAGCGGTACGGTTGCAGTGATGGACTCCGATGCCGTCACGTCGGCAGTTTTGATACCGCTGACCGTCAGCGCGCCGGTCTCGGGCTCGTACTCAATGACCGCACCATCAGGGAAAGCCACATGCCACGCATCCGCCGAGGCAGACGGGGCGGGGTTATCGTCGGAGAAAATACCCGGCAGCACGAAAGCGGTATCAAGCTCGCCACCGATTGCCAGCAGCAGAACCTGCTCACCGACCGAGGGAGCCCACCACGTCCGCGAACGACCGGCGCGGGTGGTCAGCCAGTTCAGCCATGTAGTCTGGATCCCGCCGCTTTGTACGCGGCACAGCCCCTGCACGGTATCAACCTCAGTCACCACACCTGAGCGGATGAGGTTGCGAATCGCACGTGCGAGCTCCTGTATCGTGGATAACGTATTCATAGTGCAAGGATGCCTCTGGTCTGGAGTCGCGCCAATTCGCGCGGCTCCGGTGGTGGTTCACACAATATTTATTTACCGAGATGCCTGATAATGACGTCTTCAATCATCTGCTCATCGTCGCGGGTGAAACCGAGTAACGGGCGCGCCTCGTACTGCACATCCCGGCTGTTGCGGTTTGGTCTGTCTTTGAGCCCGTACTGATGCACCCGCGCCATGCGCTGCACCTTGCCGGTAAACTCCACCACCGCCGCACTGTCGCTGCCTTTGGCTTTCATAAAGCGACTGGTGCGCAGTTTGGCGAACATTTCACGTTTAATCCGACCTTTCTTGTTCCTCACCGGCTGGCGCTTTCGTGCCGCATACGGGGTGCCGTCTGGTGCCTGCTGGCGCTTGATACGCTGTTGCTGACTGGTACGCAGCTTTTTCGCAATCTCAGCCGCCATTTGCCTACGCGTCGCCGATGACAGGCTGGCAATCAGACCGGCAAGGCGTTCCTGCAGTGCGGTTAACTCACTCATCCCACTTACTCACCAGTTCGCCGTTAACGTACAGCTCGACCGGGCGCGTCACCGGCTCAGGCAGCGGCGGCTCAGGGGCATAGCTGACATGCAGCGCGCCGTCGACCTCTTTGACGAGCGTGCGCTCGGTGAGCCTCAGGCTGATACTGATATCGAGCGAATCGTCGTTATTGATATCAATAATCCAGGTGAATCCTTTTTCCCGCCCGTCGTCGGTGGTCATAATGTCCGGCTGATGTTCACGCAGCCACGCCTGCACCGGCACGAATATCAAATCAAGGTCACCGGTGAAGTCGGTCACCAACACGTTAAGCACGTACACCTTTTCAAACGACAGCGAGCTCGCCAGTCTGGAATCGGTATGGCCGTTGTCGGCAAAAAGGCGCAGCATATCGGGGTTGTTTCGGAGCTGCGGCACGGCGTTAATCAGCGCTTTGCGCAGGCTTTTGTGCTTCTGCATCGAGTTCATCCTGACAGTGTTTGACGGTTTTGACCTGTAGCGCGCAGGCGATCAGCGCGCCCTCAAGGCGGCGGATATCTGCGCTCAGGTCACCATTGGTTTTCGGGTCACTTCCCGGCATCGGGCAAAGGCTCACTCTCGGGCATCCGTTGACCACAATCACCGGCGCTGGCGCAGGCGGTGCGGATGTGCAACCGACGCACAACATCAGGTAAAGCAGCGTTATACCAGCGGCGAAAGGCTTCATTTTCATTAAGTAACCTCGTTATTGATTGCTCGCGGCGGCTGGCTTCCTCGCTGGCCTTTGCGAGCTGTTCACGCAGTGCCACCTGGGCAGATTCATTACGTCTGGCAAGCTGACCGGCAACACTGAGCTGATTTTTCAGCATGCCAATCGTCGTCTTTTGTTCGCTCGCGACGCGGTTTGCTGTCTCAAAGGAGCGGGATAAATTGCCGTTCTCATGGCGCAACCACAACATCCCGAGCACAGTCAGCACCAGAAGTGTAATCAGGATTTTCATTCCATTACCCCGCCAGCGGTGCGCCATACGGTGACCAGTTTATCGAGGCTGTGCTCACGTTGGCCGTAACCGGCACCCGGTAACGACGCCCAGATATTGCGGCACCGTGAAATTGCCCGCTCAATACGCCCCGCCTTAATATCCTCAATGGCACCGCGTTCGCGGATTAACTGAATCGCAAGTTTGTCCTGCGACAACGGGCTGAAATCAGACAATGCGAGTTGTTTCTGATAATGCGGCCAGTAGAGATAAAGCTGCTGGTAACGCCCTGATGCCGTGGATTTTTCGCCGCGTCGATTAAACACTTTCGCTGGTCTGCCATGTGCGAAAGGGTGGTCGGTGTAGTCGGTGAAAATTTCCGGTTTGCCATCAAGGCCAGTGACAATGACGTCGTAACCACGATTTTTCGTCAGCGGATGCGTCGCCGTCCCTTCGGAATAGGCCAGCATGTCCAGAAATGCGGCGATATTCTGGTGAGTATTAATGACCGGCATCGCTATCCCCCTGTTGTGACTTAAAGCGGCGCTGAATGGCAATTTCTACCACCTGATAACCTGCAATGCCGAGCATGGATCCAATCCCACAAACGGCAGGCAGTGACATATCTGGAAACTGCACCAGAACAACACCGGCGACCATTGAAACAAAACCGCCGAGCAGCATGCGGCCGATAAACAGGCGCGGGGTAATGGGCTCACCACCCGCCAGCACTTTTCCGACAACAATCATCACGCCAATCACAAACAGTGACAGGACGCCTTTTTCCCCTTCTGTCATGGTTTACTCCCAAAGGTTGATAGTTTCTGTTACGGGTGACGATGCCACGTCGGGCAGGTCAATCGCCGTGCCATGCGGCAGAATGACGCCCAGCTCAGACAGACCGGGATTAGCCTGCAGCACCGTCTCGACCACGCCCTCAGTGCGCCCGTAATACCGGGCGCAAAGCGCGTCGAGGGTGTCGCCCTGCATCGCGTAGACTTTCATCAGAGCTGACCCACGATGCAGCGCGGCTTGTCCTGCAGACGCGAGACCGACCAGCGCATATCCCGCCACAGGTCATCAATGGTGGTTTCGACGCTGTCGGCTTTTTTGTCACCCTTGCCCGTGGCCTCAACCCCGCGATAACGCTCATACAGGGTGGCGGTCGCCATCGCCGTCACGGCGCTGAGGTAGTGGAAAACGCGCACATTCTCGCCGTCGATTTCCTCGGCGTCAGGCACGTCGGCCAGTGTCTTAAACCCTGCGGCAATCTGGCGCAGCCGGTAGTCGTAAAGCTCCGCATTGGTTTCCGCCATGCCGGTCTTGATGGCGTTGCGCAGGCGCGCATCGGAAACCGTCTGCTCAAGGCGCATCAGTTCGCGCACCCGCTTCGGATCCACATCAGGGAAAAAGAACGTGTTTTTAATCACTGCGTCGCCCGTCTCCGGTGCGGGAATCACCACGCCCGGTACGTCCTGCGGTTCGTCGGGCTGATTCAGTATTACTGTCGTCATGACAACCTCATTAGGTTGGGCGGTGGACGCCGGTCGCCGTCAGGGTCAAAACCCGCTTTGACCGGCGTGCCGCCCGGCTCGGGGAGCGTTCAGTTAACCGGCGGTTTTTACCGCCTTTGGTGGACGCCCGCGCTTTGCCGCCGGTTTGTTGGCAGGTTTGCGCGTGCGCGGTTTAGTCGTTTTACGGGGCGCGGCCTCTGGCTTTGGCTTCAATGCCCGTTCCAGTCGCTCAATCTCCTTGCGCACACCGGCATTGCGGTCGAGCTGCATCGCGCGCTGAAACTGCGCCAGCGCCTCTGCATTCATACCGGCATCACGCAGGGTCAGGCCTGTCACCTTATGCAGACGGGCGCGCACCATATCGGGAACGTCAGCGCCGTCGGTCAGGTCGATAGTGGTCTGCAGCCAGGAACGGTCGACAGACTCACCGGCATCGCGCAGGCGCTGCGTAGCAAGCGCCACTTCCTCAACCAGCATGTAAGGTGTTGTGCGGCGGTGGTCAGAGGTGAGGCCGTATTTCAGCGCGTACGGGGCAATTTCCAGCGCGCCAGCGATATCACCGGCATCGAGACGCCACAGCATGACGGTCATGACAATGTCATCCTGCGCACCACGGCCATCAGCCAGCACACCGGCGACCCACGGCGCATAGAACGGCAGCAGCTCGCGCTTTTTCTCGGCTTTACGTTCGTTTGAACGGATGTTTTTTAACGTGCGGCGGTCATCGGCCAGCTTAACCAGCATCTGCTCATAGGCGGTTGCATGGCGCAGCGGGGCTTGCTCCCGCTGCGCGGCTTGAGAGGCCGAGACCCGCATCATGTGACGCTGTGCGGGGCTCGTCATGGTTTAGGCTCCGCTTTCCGGTGCTGCAGGTGCGGTGAAATCGCCCAGGGTGATGTTTTCCAGCAGGCACCCGGCGGCATACGCCTCGACCACATAGTCGATGTTCATCGACTCGTAGTTTTCAACGCGGTCTTTTTTCGGGTTTTCATCAATGCTGCGGCGGTGGCTCTCATCCATGAAATAGATAGAGAGGTTTTCCAGCGTGGTCACTAACACGGCATTCGCCGGGAAGTACGGCACACGCACAGCAGGCAGGTTGCCGATTCGCTTCTGACTGATGATGATATCTGCCGCAAGCGCCTCGCTGTTTTCCTGCGGCTTGTTCACCAGCGGGAAATATTTGTCGGCCAGCAGCTTACGGCCAACGATGGCAACGAGTTTCGGGTCATCCTGATAAACCTCGTCAATCAGGTTGTTGGTGGCGTCCATCACCAGCGCGTCGAGGTTCTCATAGTCGCCGTTTCGACCTACACGAATCACTGCTGAAACGACCTTACCGTCAGCGTCGGTGATGTTGCTCATCACGCGCGTCGGGGCTTCATTGCGGTATTTCTGCAGCCAGCCGACGGCCACATCCTGCAGCATCGGATTTTTGGTGCGGTCAGAGGTGGCGGCGCGGGTGGTACCGTTAAAACCGGCCATGATGAAATCCAGTGCCTGACGTTTGACAATGGCGTCGCGGATGCGGCGCTGGAAGTCCTGAAAACGCGCCCACAGGTCGAGGGTTTTATATTTCAGATGGAAGTCAAAATTAATTTGGTCGCACTCGTACTTGTTGGACTCAAGCGCGGTGAAGTCGGCGGTCTTACGCTCATCATCGCCCGAGGTGTCGGTCGTGCTGGCGATAGTACCGGTCACACCGACGCCGATTTTCTCACCCTTCATTTCTGCGACCGGCAGAATATTAATCGTCTGCAGAAACGCGGATGACTCCTGCACTTTGTTCATCAGTGTTTGCGTGACGGACGGCTCGACGGTGAATTTTTTACTGACGTCATCAGTGCTGATGCCGTTCAGCTCAGCGACGCGGGTCAGATAGGCATTGAACTTAAAACGGGTATCCGGGCGCATAGTATTTCCTGTTTGAATTTATCGGTTAGTCACTGCATCGGGCGGGGATGCCGCCCGGTTTCTGGTCTGCGGTTTATCAGCAGTCGGTCAGCAGCTCATCGCCACCACCGCCGCTGGCTTTCGTGCGTCGCGGCTGGCTGAAACTTTCGGTTTTGTCGAGGGTGGTTTTCAGGTCGGAAAATGCCTGGCTGGTTTCTTCAACCTTGCCGGTCAGTTCCTGTTTGAAAGTGGCAAACGCGGTTTCCATAGCGGAAAGGCGCTCGTCCTGTTTTGTCAGGTTGGTTTGCACATGTTCGCTGACGGTGGTCACCGCTTCATGCACATCATTCAGGCGCGCATCGTCGCTGACCTGCTTACGGCTGAAAATGGCTTTCACCTTATCGGCCAGGCTGTTGAGCACCGTGTCGGGAACGTCTTCAAACTCCAGCTCGGCCAGAGTGGCAGCGGAAAAGACGTTTTCAGGGTTGGCCTTAAAGCGCTGCAGTGGGTTGTGCTTCGCGTTGCGGCAGAATTCGAGGTATTCAGTGCCGAGGCTCGCCGGGTCATCGGTGACAGCAAGGCCGACGAGGTAGCATTTGCCGGTATTGGCAAAATTCGGCTGAATTTCCATTGAGGTGTAGACCTTCTGCAATTTTTTATTCATCGCAATCAGGTCGTCGGTTGGGGTGATTCTGGCGAACAACGCCCATTTGCCGTTAAGCGCAGAATCGTCGTCAATTATTTCAGCTTTCAGTTCAACCACATCGCCTAAGCGTTTGAAGTCGCCATCAGGAAAGAGACCGCGAATATGCTCAAGGTTAATGCGGCAACCGTAGACGCGAGGGTCAAACGATTCGGCCATTTCCTGAATATCGTTGCCGCTGATAATGCGGCCGTCGCAGGTGTCACCCTCGACGCCGATGCGAAAGAATTTTGAGACTTTTTTTGCCATTGTCAGGAGTCCTGAGGTTGAGGTTACTGGTCACCGCCAGTTTCCAGACTCAGGACACGCCAGACCACCAATGACGACTGGACAACCGCCCACACAACAGCACCTTAGCGAATCACTGACGGCCATTAAGTAGCCTTGCCCTGAATCCACTACGGCGAGGCATCAATGACCATTTCCACAGATACAACCTTGTTGCATGACCCGCGACGGCAGGCATCGCTGCTTTACTGGCAGGGTTTTTCCGTGCCACAGATTGCCGAAATGCTGCAGGTCAAGCGCCCGACCGTGCAGAGCTGGAAGCAGCGCGACGGCTGGGACGGCATCGCGCCGATTTCCCGCGTTGAAAGCAGCCTTGAGGCCAGGCTGATTCAGCTCATCGCCAAGCCGCAAAAGACAGGGGGTGATTTCAAAGAGATTGACCTGCTCGGACGGCAGATTGAACGGTTGGCGCGAGTCAACCGCTACAGCCAGACCGGCAACGAAGCCGACCTTAACCCCAACGTCGCCAACCGCAACAAAGGGGAGCGCAAAAAGCCGAAAAAGAATTTTTTCAGCGACGAGGCTATCGATAAACTAGAGGAATTATTTTTCGACCAGTCTTTCGAGTACCAGTTGCAGTGGTACCGCGCAGGACTGGAGCACCGTATTCGTGACATTCTCAAATCCCGCCAGATTGGCGCGACATTCTATTTCTCCCGCGAGTCACTGCTGCGCGCACTCAAAACTGGCCATAACCAGATATTTTTATCAGCCAGTAAAACGCAGGCTTACGTGTTCCGCGAATACATCATCCAGTTTGCGCGACTGGTCGACGTTGACCTGACTGGCGATCCGATTGTCATCGGTAACAACGGCGCAAAACTGATTTTTCTCGGTACCAATTCCAACACCGCGCAGAGCCATAACGGCGATCTGTATGTCGATGAAATATTCTGGATCCCGAATTTTCAGAAACTGCGCAAAGTCGCCTCGGGCATGGCCTCGCAAAAGCACCTGCGCTCGACCTATTTTTCGACACCTTCCACGCTGGCGCACGGCGCTTACCCCTTCTGGTCTGGCGAGCTGTTCAACAAGGGGCGCAGCCGGATTGCCGACCGCATCGAAATCGACATCAGTCACAGCGCGCTCGCCGGTGGCCAGCTCTGCGACGATGGCCAGTGGCGGCAGATTGTCACCATTGAGGACGCCCTTGCCGGTGGCTGCACCCTGTTCGACCTCGACCAGCTCAAACGCGAAAACAGTGATGAGGACTTTAAGAACCTGTTTATGTGCGAGTTTGTCGACGATAAAGCGTCGGTATTCCCGTTCGAGGAGCTGCAGCGCTGCATGGTCGATGTGATAGAGGAATGGGAGGACTTTGCCCCGTTCGCCGACCATCCGTTCGGCTCTCGTCCTGTCTGGATTGGCTACGACCCGTCACACACCGGCGACAGTGCCGGGTGCGTCGTGCTCGCGCCGCCGGTGGTCTCTGGTGGCAAGTTCCGCATGCTGGAGCGCCACCAGTGGAAGGGCATGGATTTTGCAGCACAGGCAGAGGGCATCCGCAAGCTGACCGAGAAATACAACGTCGAATACATCGGCATTGACGCAACCGGCCTCGGTCTCGGCGTGTTCCAGCTGGTGCGCTCATTTTACCCGGCGGCACGCGGCATCCGTTACACACCTGAAATGAAAACCGCAATGGTACTCAAGGCGAAAGACACCATTCGCCGTGGCTGTCTGGAGTACGACGCCGGAGCAACCGACGTCACGCAGTCGTTTATGTCCATCCGCAAAACCATGACCAGCAGCGGGCGCAGCGCCACCTATGAGGCCAGCCGCACCGAGGAAGCCAGCCACGCCGATATCGCATGGGCGACCATGCACGCCCTGTTAAACGAACCGCTTTCTGCCGGTAGCGGCATGCAGCCTAAATCTATTCTGGAGTTCAACTAAAATGGGTAAACAAAAATCCCGTAAAGCCAACGCACAAAAGGCCAGCAAACCACAACAACTGACCGCCAGCGCACCACCAAAAACGACAGCGTTCACCTTCGGCGAGCCGGTGCCGGTACTCGATAAGCGCGACATTCTGGATTACGTCGAGTGCATCAGTAACGGCAAATGGTACGAGCCGCCGGTCAGCTTCTCAGGGCTGGCAAAGAGCCTGCGCTCTGCCGTGCATCACAGCTCGCCAATTTATGTTAAGCGTAACGTGCTCGCGAGCACCTACATTCCGCACCCGTTGTTATCCCGTCAGGATTTCAGCCGCTTTGCGCTCGATTATCTGGTGTTCGGTAACGCCTTTCTTGAGCAGCGCCACAGCGTCACCGGCCAGTTAATCAAACTGCTGGCCTCGCCAGCCAAATACACCCGACGCGGAGTCGACGATTCGATTTTCTGGTTTGTGGAAAACTTCACCCAGCCGCACGAGTTCGCGCCTGATACCGTGTTTCACCTGCTGGAGCCCGACATTAATCAGGAGATTTACGGTCTGCCGGAATATCTCAGCGCGCTTAATTCCGCTTGGCTGAATGAATCCGCGACGCTGTTCCGCCGCAAGTATTATCAGAACGGCGCGCACGCAGGCTACATCATGTATGTGACTGACCCGGCGCAAAGTGCGACCGACGTCGAATCGCTGCGCGAGGCGATGCGTAACTCGAAGGGACTCGGCAACTTTAAGAACCTGTTTTTCTACGCCCCCGGCGGAAAACCGGACGGCATCAAAATCGTGCCACTGAGCGAGGTCGCCACAAAGGATGACTTTTTCAACATTAAGAAAGCCAGCGCCGCCGACCTGATGGACGCGCACCGCGTGCCGTTCCAGCTCATGGGCGGCAAGCCCGAGAATATCGGTTCACTCGGTGACGTTGAGAAGGTGGCAAAGGTATTTGTGCGTAATGAGCTGTCACCCCTGCAGGATAGGTTCAGGGAGGTAAACGACTGGCTCGGTATGGAGGTCATCAGGTTCAAAGAGTACACACTCGACAACCCGGAATAATCACCTTTTAAGCCGCCATTTTGGCGGCTTTTGCTATGTTAGCCTTTAGACTTTTTAGGATCATCTTTTCTCTGATAAGTGCGTTCTTCCTGAATTTTCCCATCTTCCTTGTGAATTTTGACCGAGCCTGTTTTGTTCGACATAAACTCAGATGTTGTTTTAATCAGCTCGGCCTTTGTGGGCGCGGTCTTGCTAGGGCGGTCATTGCCCTCTTTTTGCAACTTCCACTTATCGCCATCTTTTGTAATATGATAGTTATCCATTAAAGCCTCCAACTGTTGTGGGGAACATAAAGTCTCAATATGGATATTAGCCAAAGCGAAACCGTAAAATTGTGCAACTGATCCCATCCTTTAGCACCACGCCACAGACGCACCACGCGCCCACGATCACACCCGGCCACTACAGCGCCGTCACGACGTTCTCAGACGATAATTTTTAATAATACGCACCACCGCTGGCGCGCAATGCTTTCCCCGCCACGCCTGCCCGCTTTATGGGTCGGTTTTAATGCAGTTGCATGACAACTCTGGATCCGCGCTAGCTCTGGCGGCGCACGGACAGAACGGGCAAGACTGACGCATGCAAAACCATGCACCTGATGCATGCACGACTAAAAAACGGGAAATTCGCGGAAAAATGGCATAAAAAAACCGGCATTCAGGGTGCCGGTTTTAGTCTGGTTTTGTCGCGATTAATGGCCGCGCAATGCGCCAATAACACTGTTGAGGCACATGCTGGCAACAATCATCAGAAAAATCGTCGTCCACGGATTTTCATAAACGAGAGATAACATATTTATATAGTTCCTCTTATTTGCGCATTCTGATGTGATTTAACAGGTGTTTGATAACGACTGATAGCTCATCTTTACCGGCCTGCTCGACCATTTTTGCGGTGTAGCTTTCCACCTCGCGAGAGCTCAGGTCGTTATTTAAAGCCATTAAAGTCAGATTCTTTGCCCAATCGACAAACGGGTCATTTTTCGATGAAAGGGGATTTTGCATGTCCAAAAACCTCGAATTATTTAACCAGCAGACGGTTGAAGTATTTGCGACGCTATGACCGGCTAACGCCTCGCGTAGCTCGTTGTTCAACCCCGCCAGACCTGAAAGCGAGTTTCAGCTCCGGCGGCGTTATCTATGGTCGACGTGGTGGCGGTGAGTAATGTGTCGGCTTGCTGATGCTATCCAGCTTGCCGTAATTATCCCTGACTATTTCGGCACACCCGACCAGCTCGGCGGGTGTCAAATTCTCATTGACCATTATCTGCTGCAGACGATGAACGATGGCCATCAGTTTGATGCTTTTAGTTTTGTGCTGCGGAATTTCGCCCGGTAGTCGATGCATATTATCGCCCTCAATGAATTTTATTTAGTGCTGCCACAGCGCCACTATAAAACCCACTAAGGTAACGTCCCATTCATCACTGGTGTGTAACCAATAAAACATCGAGAAACTTTGAGAGGAAGAACTAGCGCCTCGCGGTGCGAGTTGTTCAACCCCGCCAGCACTGAAAGCAAGTTTCAGCACCGGCAGCGTTTGTTAATGCAGCCAGCTATCGTCCTCCCATACCTGCTGCATGATTTCCATTACTCGTTTTTTATCTTCGTCCAGTTTCAAACCGCTTAGTTCAACGCCATTAGCGGAGCCCTTGCGAATTCGGATAGCAGTCTTTGGGTAAATAGGTTGAAGATTGCGGTACAGTTCAGCCTCAAGGTAATGACTCCAACTTATTGATAGTGTTTTATGTTCAGATAATGCCCGATGACT